CGGATCCACGCGGCGAAGGTCTCTGTGGTTCGGGAGGCCGGCACCACCGGGTTTGCGATCGACACCCTCCCGCGCGACGGCCGCCCGAAGGAGTGGGAAAAGACCACGCAGCGGATCTGCCGGATCCTGAAGGGTGAGGTGGACCGACTGCCGGCGGAGACAAAACGAGCTCTCGCAGCCGTCGCTCACATCCTCCCTGCAGGAGAACCGATCCTCCTCTTCCAGGTCGAGACCTGGCTAAGCATGAAGGACGACGGCGGATCCTGGTGGGAGGTGCCGGCATACCTCTCCCTGGCAGCGATCAGCCTGCCGGCCGTGGTTAAAGCATCCGAGCAGGCGAAGAAACGAATTCTCAAGGTGGTAACAGCGATATGAGTTTCAGAGTGTATAGATGCATTCAGGACGATTGCGGAGAGATTTGCAGGTGCACTGCCGGGCTGGTCAGTGCCCGGCACCCGAAGCCCCCGGAGTTTTGCCCGTACTACGGCGGTCCGTGCACCTGGGAAGAATTCGATTGCTCCGACGTGGACCAGGCGGTGTGACCCCGATCACAGACACGCTCTCGCCCGGGGTCCTTCTCCGGTGCTCCGGGTGTGGCCTGCGATGGACGGCCGCGACCCTCGGCCCCGCAGCCTGTCCCGCGTGTGGCCGGCGGGAGGGGATCGCCCTGGTCCGGCGTTTCGGTGCCGGCCGGATGTCACTCCATGCCGGTCCGTCTCCCGCCCTCGTCGAATCGGTCCCCCGGCCCGGAACCCCGACGCCCGACCACGAGCGCCCGCCCTGGCATGTCACCGATGTCACCCCCCGGCGAGTGACGCGGCCCCTCCGAGGATCCCGGCGGGACAGTGCACCCGGACCCCCCGGATCTCCCGGTCCGATCGAGCCTGGCAGATAAGCACCATAACGCGGCATGAAAGGGACACCACACCGACCGATCGCGGACCCCGGCGGCGCGTAATACCTCAGAAGCGCCAGGAGAACGCCCCGACTCTCAGAAAAAATATGGGACAATGCACGAGGGACAGCAACCGCGCCATAGCGCGCCACTTGCACCAGGACGTATACCAGGACAGGCACCGGGACATCTGGAGCCCTAACGGAGCCCTTACCGGCGCGTATTCGGGCACCGGCACCCGGAAGGCGGCCCGGTTCCCTGAAAAAAATCCCGCCCGATGCGAAACAATGCGAAGCCAACGCAGCAGACCCGGCAGCCGTTCCACTGGAAATGCGGCCGGGACCTCCGGAGATCTCCGGCCCGCGACAAGGCGCGACATAGCGCCACATCGCGCAACCTCGAAGACCGGCGGCGGCGGGACAATGCAGGCGGCCCAAGGCGAAGCAGGGACCGGAACATAGCGAAACAAAGCGAAACATAGCGCACCACTTCAGGCGCGCCGTACCGTGACATTCCGTGCCAAAACCCGCACCTCACAGGTGAACCATACCGACGCATACCGAAGCACCCCCCCCGCCCGGAATACGCGGCATATTACCAAGTCCCCATTTTGGGAACTTGATGCTCCAGCAGAAGCACCCCACCGGCCGGTATACGCGGCATATTACCCGTAGTTCCTCCACAGACCGGAGTATATGCGGCCGACGCATACCGCCCGGGAAGCGACGAGTGGCGACAATGCACCGGAAACAAAGCCGTTTCCCGTGGAGCCCGGGAGAGCGCCACGTAAGCGCCATAACGCGGCACGTAAGCGACCACCCCGGCCCCTAACCGCCCGCACAGCGCGCCCGGATCCCGGAGTGCGGGAGCGCCGCGCTCTGGCTCCTCGATGACTGGGTAGACTCAACGCTCGGCGACGACGGGGTGACCCTCGAGGGCGCAGGGATCGTCTGCGAGTGTCGCGCCTGTCATGCCTCATTCGAGGTCTCTGCAACAGGGTTCACAGTGAAGGTTGAGGACCATGGAAAAGGCGTTTCTTAAGCTCGACAAGCAGATGGTCAGACTAACCCGGGTTGCCGAGCAGGGTGTCGGCCGGCAGTACGGGCAGATGCTCCGAGAGATCCGGGCGGTCCTCCAGCGGACATACGATCGCTACTCGCTCGCCGACGGGACCCTGACCTACTCACAGATGGTCCGCTACGGCCGTATCGACAAACTCAACGGGGAGATTGAGGCGGTCGCCCGAAAATACTCCGGGCTCGTCGCGGGCGAGATCCGGACCGGGCTCCGGAAGACCGTCACTACCTCATTCGAGGGCACCCGGGGGGCGCTGGAGGAGGCTGCCGGTCGCAAGATCAGAGCGATCCTGAAACCTGAGATCGTCAGCGAGATCCTGCAGAACCCCATCAGCGGCCTCAGTCTGAACGAGCGGCTGGCGGTCCGGCGCTACGAGACGATCACCACAATCCGGCAGGAGATGACCCGGGGGCTGGTCCGGGGCGACCGCTACCGGGGCATCGCCGGCAGACTCCAGACAGCCCTGGAGATCGATGCCGGCAAGGCCAATCGGATCGTCCGAACGGAGGGGCACCGGTGCATGGAGGCCGGGAAGAAAGCCTCGCTCGACGTCGCCGCAAAGGGGGGCGTGTCTCTCCTGAAATGGTGGAAGGACAGCGACGACGAGCGGGTGCGCTCCGGGCACCGCCATATGGGCCGGAAGTACGGCAAGGAGTACGCTATCCCCTACGATGAGGATTTCGTGAACGACCTCACCGGAGGGGTCGGCCCGCACCCCGGGGCCCTAGGAACGGCCGAAGACGACATAAACTGCCGGTGCGTAATGGTCATTGAGGTAGGCTCATGAAGAAGACCACATGGATCATGTTGCCCCTGTTGCTGGCAATCACGATGGCCGCCGGCTGCACGTCGACATATGCCGAAGAACAGTGGGTGAAGGAGGACACAGTCAAGTACGCCGAGCAGCACATCAGATACAAACTCCTGCCGGATGTCGAGGACCACGACCTCCGGTTCGGGACTCCAGGGAAAATCGGCGATGATACCCGGGTCTACCGGATCGGGGGGACGGTATACCGGGCGGCCGATGGGAGGGGTTACGATGTGCATGCTATCTTCACAGCGAAGAGCGTTAGCGGAGGGAACACCGAGATCGAGATGACCTCGATGACAATTGATGGAGTGCAAGTAGTCTAAACAGTCTATAGAGTCCATATAGTCTATTTCAGCCCCTTTTTTCAATTCTGCCGCCTATTCTACTGTATCGCCATGCCCTCGCCCCGGAAGCGGTCCGGGGATAGGCGTTGAACGGGTGGCCGTGCGAGAGTCACGGCGCAACCCTCGCCCCTGCACCTCCGAGGCACCAGCCGGATCCGCCCGGAGGACCTCCCCGGAGCAGGCACCAGGGACGGATCGAAACGGTGATACGACAACACCGGGAACGATCACCCTATGCGGTTCTCCCTCACGATGGAGGATAGTCTCGTCGAGCAGATAGACAAGGAGGCCCGGCAGACCGGGACAACACGGGCGGAATGGATACGGACAGCCTGCACCGATGCACTCACCACAGAGGCACCAGAGGAGCCCCGGCCCGATCCGCCGGAGCTGATCGACCTTCGATCCCGGGCGGTCTACCTGGAGCAGACGATCGCAGACCTCCGAGCAGACCGGGAATACCTCAGGTCCGAGGTGGCCCGGCTCGTGCAGGAGAACTCCCTCCTTATGCACCGGCTCCTACCTGCTCCGAAGCCCGGCGCGATCTCCCGGTTCCGGCGGTGGCTGTCCGGGAACGGTGAGGAATGAGCCCCGGGTTACGTAACGCTATAGCGTGACCCCTACTCTATCAGGTGCAAGGGGATCACCGGCTTGCGGGGAATAATCGTTTACCGCAACCGGCACCAGGCCGACACCGGACCGGGGAGCCCTGGAGGACCTCGCCCGGTAACCGCCGGGTTCCTTCGGAAATCTGGGGTGTGTCCCGGGTTCCTCAGGAAATTTGGGGTAGGGCACCCACACCCGCACGCGCGAGGAGGCGATAACGCGGCCGGGAACGTTATCGGTAACGTGACCGTCAACGTATCGTGCGTATAACGGCCGATCGCCTGCCGGCCCTACCTGGCATATGTCCGGGTGGACGATCGGCCGGGAAAAGGGACAGTGCACACGGGACAAAAGGGTTAGCGGTCCGGCACACGACGCACCCGGTATGTGGACTCCGGACAGTTGCCACACCCATTGTGCTCCTCGATGCAGGCCGGGCGGTCTTCCTTGACCAGGTGATGATCGATCGGCCGGTCGAAGTGCCGGCACCAACTCACGCCCTCGATGTGGCCGGACTCCGGCACCCGGTTCATGACAACGCCCCACACCTCGACGGCCGCGAGCCGGACCCGATCGGGTGCGTCCGGGAAGACCTCCCTGATCGCGTCCTCGAGCTCCTGGTATAGGCCGGTATCAACACGGGACCACATGACCGGCGACGGTCGCCCCGACTCAGGCCCCATCGAGATCCGCCTTCTCGATAACGACACGGCGCTTATCCTCTTCGATTCTCACCGTGACCTCTTCCCCGGTCTCGAACGGGAAGCGGTCATCTCCTGCAACGTCGGCCGGGATGGAGGCATACCGGGTTCGTGCACGATCCGAGAGCTGGATGATCTTACCCTTTCCTTCCTTTGACATGGTAAGTATATTGATTAGTAAAGTATATATGCTTATAGGTATACTTAGTATTGTGGTAAGTCAGATACTAACAAGAGGTCGAAGAACCATGACTCAGTTTACCAGGGTGGGAAAAATCGTCCGGGCACACCGTGCCCTCAGAATCGAGATCGACGGCCGCGAGGCGTGCGGGGAGCAGATTATCGGTGCGGCGGCCGTTTCGGAACTGCTAAACGGCCGGCGGGTGGATATTTCCTTTGTGCAGACTCCGAGCCCTGACCGGGTGTTTATCGGGTTCTCCGGGGAGGCCTGGGTAAGCCGGTCCGGGAAGGCGATCACCCTCCGGATCGGTGGTGTGCTCTACACGGCCCCACTTGTGCAGGTTCGGCAGGTCGTCGCCGGGACCCGGGCGGCGGCGATCCTCTCCCGGCCGGCACCGGCACCGATCCTCGATGCGGACGGACGGCAGGCCCGGCCGATAGACGAGGGACTTACCCACTCGTTTTGAGCCGCCGACCGTAACCACGCGGACCGGGGAGGTGCAACCCCCTCCCGGCGGCATCCGTCAAGGGGACAGGAGAACGAACATGGAACAGATCATCAACGGATTGAAATACGACACGGAGACGGCCGCACTGGTGGCCTCTGATCGGTGGTGGGACGGACACAACTACGAACGCAGCGGCAGGAACACCTACCTCTACAAGACCAGGAACGGCCGGTTCTTCCTGCACCACACGACCCTCTGGCAGGGTGAGCGGGACCACATCGAGCCGGTGAGCCCGGACGAGGCCCGGCAGTACTACGAGGACCTGCCGGAACACGATATGCCCTATGCGGAGGCCTTCGGGGAAGAGCCCGAGGAGGCTTGAGGCACCGGCCGGAGCCGGCGGTTTATGCGGCAGGGGAGGGACGCGCACAAAAAAACGGTGGTCAGATCAGGCGGATCGTGACCCCGTGCCGCACCCCCTTTTTGCCCCTTTGCTCCGCAGCCAGACCTCGATAATACTTATAGGTTCCGAAACGTGCAGATCCGCAAAAGGAACAGTGTGGGATAGCAAGGGGATGCGCCGGGCGGATTAACCGTGAGAATGGAAGCAAATATTAGCTGACAGAACAAGTATCATACCAACGACAGGACTAGCCCGGCGGGAGTCTCTAACCGGCAAGTTGCAGACTCCGCGCCGTATTACAGAACCGCGTAACATAACCCCATGTGTCAGGTAGAGTAATAAGGGTTGTGTTGCACGGGATCTCCGAGGTCATATCTAGCACCTCAAGAGGTTTCACGAAGGTTCTGTTTTAAGCTCCCCTGTCGGGAGACGAGCAAGATGCGACAAAGCGAAGCCCTCAATGCTTTTGAGCAGGCCGTAATTCAGGCCATAGAACGGAACCCCGACCACACAATCGTTATAGCTGACCTCTTGCGCGAGTTCTCGCCCCGAGCGCCCCGGTCTTCTTGCGTTGCCAGGCTGGAGCAGATGGAACGCCGGGGACTAATAGCGATGAGCCGGTTTGCCGGCCGTATTCTTGTACACCGTCCGCTGGAGGCATGAACAATGCAAGAAGCGGTGAGCGGGGAGGCCCGGGCAGAGGCCCCCACAGCAAAAGATCCGGACTCGACGAAGGATCTACTATTTTCATCTACCGATGAGAATATAAATCAACCGATACGCCCCGGCGACACGATCCGGCGGGAGGACCTGATCGAGTGGTCCGGCCTGCCGGTAGGGAAGACGTGTGCCCTATGCGGAAACGGCCCCGGGGCCGGCCGGGTGAAGTGGTGGAAAGAGGCGGATAAGCCGGGATCGGCGCGGTGGGTATGCGGTGCGTGCTATGCCGACCTGAACGGATCGGCAGTTGAGGCGATGCCCCCGACTCCGGCGGCGACCCCCGAAGCGGTCCGGCAGGCAGACGACGAGGCCCCCGCCCCGGCGGGAACAATGCACCCCGAACTTCCCCGGCCGGGAGAGGAGCCGGCACCAACGAGCCGCCCCGCGACCTCTACCAGGTACGCCGCCGTCCCCGCCGTGATGCGAGAGGCGAAGCGGTGGGTAGTCTGGCAGTATGAGATCCGCGATGGGAAGACGACGAAGGTCCCGCACACCCCCGGAAAAGGGAAGGCGAGCAGCACCGACCCCGCAACGTGGGTGACGTTTGAAGAGGCATGTCAGGCGGAGGAGTTCTACAGCGGGATCGGGTTCGTCCTGGGAGACGGCTGGCTCGGGCTCGATGCCGATCACGTGCGGGACCCTGATACCGGGGAATGGTTGCCCGGAATCCTCGACGAGATCAAGAGCGTGCAGAGCTACGCGGAGCTCTCCCCGTCGAGATCCGGCGCTCACGTGATAACCTTCGGGACGAAGCCGGGCGATAGGTGCCGGGCGAAAGGTGAAGTGTGGGAGATGTACGAGCACGGCAGGTTCTTCACCGTCACCGGCGACCACATTCCCGGCACCCCTGCAGAGGTGCGAGAGCCGGCGCCCGGGAGCCTGGAGGCGATCTACGAGCAGATCGGCCGGACGAAGGAGATGCAGCAAGCGCCCCGGGCGAAGACCCCGACCCCACGATCTACAGCCGCCCCGGATCTAACCGACGCGGAGATCATCGAGAAGTGCCAGAGCGCCGACAACGCCGCGAAGTTCAACGCCCTATGGCGAGGCGACATATCCGGATACGGATCGCACTCTGAAGCGGATCTCGCGTTGATCGGGATCTTGAGGTTCTACACGAGGGACCCCGCGCAACTGGAACGCCTGGTTCGGCAGTCTGGACTCTACCGCGAGAAGTGGGACCGAACCGACTACGTCACGCGGACGATCTCGAAGGCCCTGGAGCATGTGGGAGAGACATGGAGCCCGGGCCGACGCGACGCGCTCAAAACCTACATCCGGCAGGAGGAGGAGGAGCCGACCGCAGCGGAGCCAGAACCGGAGGAGACACGACACGAGGGCCTCGGCGCCCTACCTCCGAAAGAGGTTTTCTCGTCCGTCAACCCCAAGAGCGGCGCGGTACGGTTGATTTACACCACGATCGCGGACTGGATTATAGCGACCCTCAAGACGATCTCATACCGGCGAACGATATACGTCTATGACCGGGGGCGCGGGATCTACCGGGCGAACGATGGTGACATCGAGCAGTTGGTACAGGAGATCGCGGATCGGTGCGGGTTCTCCGGCCGAATATCGACGGCAAAGCGGGAAGTCCTCTCCTACATCCTCGACCAGGAGATCGCGCGGGAGTATCCGTTCAACTCGTATCCCGGGATACCGTGCGCGAACGGCGTTGTCGTATTCGACTTCGAGACCGGGACGCGATCCCTTGTGCCCCACTCCCCCGAATATCGGTTTACCTATCGGCTCCCCGTGGCGTATGACCCTGCAGCGGACCCCTCCGAGATCCGGCAGGTGCTCGCGTCATGGGCGGACGAAGGGAGGTATGATGTTCTCCTGCAGATACCGGCACAGGCCATTCTCCAGGCAGTTGTGACCGGGAAACCGTTTAAGAAGTCCTACATCATCCACGGAGATACGAACGGCGGCAAATCGTCGTACATCGAGCTAAACCGGCGGACCTTCGGCAGCGAGAATATCGCCCGGGTGATGCTGCAGCAGATCGGAAGCGATCGGTTCTGCCTGGCGAACCTGGAGGGTAAGCTCTTCAACGTCTACGACGACCTCGACGACGTGCCCCTTCAGAACTCGTCGGTCCTGAAGGCGATCACCGGCGACGATACGCATTACGTCGAGAAGAAAGGCATCGACGCATACGAGGCGCGGATCTTTGCTGTGCACCTCTACACGTGCAACAGGCCCCCATCGACCCCCGAACGGGTGCAGAACGACGCGGCGTTTTGGGGCCGGTGGGAGTTCGTCACGTTTCCGAACTACTTTGAGGTTAACCCCAAGTGGTACGACCAGGTGCTTACCCCGGCGACGTGCAGCGCGTATTTTAACCTGGTCCTGGAGATGGCCCTATCTATCTATCAGGCGGGAGAACTGCCGGTTAAATCGAGCGCCTACGAAGTCCGGGACGCCTGGCAGACGAACAGCGATCCGCTCTACAGGTTCGTCACGGAGAACATGGACCGGAGCGAGGCCGGGTACGTCCTGAAGGACGACGCATATAGCGGGTTCCTGAACTTCGCCCGGACGGAGAACGTCCCGCCCTCGAAGATCCCACCGACTCTCGAGACCTTCGCAAAGGCGATATTCAAATACGGTTTTGCTCCGGCACGGGTTCGGGTGGACGGGGCACGGGTGCAGGTGTTTAGAGGATATGCCTGGAAGAGCACCAGCCAGTACAAGCCGGGTGGAGCGACCAACGCGACCCTTCAAGGAGGGCTGTAAGATGGCCACCCCCCATCGGAACCCCTTACCCACCATTATCCACATGGTTTTGTCCAGGGTGGTCAGGGATTTTACCCCTAGTCCCGCGCGTATAGGAAAAAGAGAGAGAGAGATCAGAAGAGTACAGAATAAAAAGGAGTTGTGGCGTTTACCCCTGACCACCCCGGACACCTCAAGCCGTGAAGAGGTGCGCCCATGACCTCCGCCGCCTCGCAGCAGTTCTTCGAGACCTTCCCGCCGGAGGTTGCCCGGGCGATCCTCGAGGGCGACCGGCTCCGGATCCACGCGGCGAAGGTCTCTGTGGTTCGGGAGGCCGGCACCACCGGGTTTGCGATCGACACCCTCCCGCGCGACGGCCGCCCGAAGGAGTGGGAAAAGACCACGCAGCGGATCTGCC